GTAATAGTGCTGAGACGACCATTGACTGTTGCTTGGTCTTCCTCGACATCGAATACAAACTCGCCCCAATCTTCACTAAACCAGCTTGAAGGAAAGTTGTCATGCAGCAAGCCACGAATCATTTTATGAATAATTTCGTGTTTGAGTGTAGTTGTCAGTGCAAAGATGGTCGAGTCAAACGTCATCTTGAAATTCTGACCGAAGCCGTTATTGCCTAGATTTGTTGTGCCAGAGCCGCTATTAACGTCAAAGATGCCTGAAGGTATAGCAAAACTAGATTGGATGCCTCTATCGATGTATTCTAGTGCTTTGAAGTGATTGTCGGCAGTATTTTGTATTTGGATACGTTGTAGAGTTACGTCATCTTCAGTGACGATAAAGCCTCTTTTTTGAATATCCTTAAGTTGATACGAAAGAGCCATTTGCTTCGTAACTTGAAGCGGTTTTTTGGTTTTTTCGTCTATTTTTACTTTGCCTTGGGCATCTACTAAGGTTGTCATACCGTTGGAGGGTGTTTGCGCCCAGAGTAGACCTTCGCTGTCGTTTTTGATGCGGAGAGCTAGGTGTGTAAGTATAATTTTCTTCAATTTGTAATATGGCAAAGCGGAGACTCCATCTCCAACTCCCCACACACTTGTAGCATCAAATGCAGAACCAGCGTTGTTAATTATGTGGATGCACTTCTGATATGGAATCTTTACTTCTTTCCCATCCCCATTCCGATACAGAATCCATTCGATTTTGCCCGATTGATTTGACGACTTTCCAAAAGAAACTATCTGGTCAGGATTCAAGACGTTGATATTACCTATTCTCCATTGTCCTCTGTAACCTCGCAACTTAGACGACTTTGTAAATTCCGCAACTCCGACTCCATGCAAAATTACTGATGAAAATAATTTAAATATGATTTGCTTAAAATTTTTAGGGAGAGTTCTTAAGTTACTATTCACAAAAGCCTCTATTTCCTTCTTTTTATGTGAATATTCACCGAAACTTTGTGTTGCTCTGAGCGCCTTAAAAGATAGGCATTGACTTGCTATGGGGTCGCGTGATGCCATGAGTGACATTTCACGAATTGGAGGACGCTCGGTTTCTGTAGGGTGATTAATTGCTTGTAGTGCATACCCAGTAAGCGACGCAATTTCTGTGGAGTACTGTCCTTGGGCAAGTGCAGATAAAGGGGTAGGGACTCCTGAGAATAAAAGTTCCTCGTCCAAATCTAAAAGCGATAACTGAGTTGCCTCTTCAAAAAGCATTTTTCGGTATATGTAAAAGTATTAACAACTATTGTACCTCACCAGAAGCATGGACTAGTTTTTCCGATTCAGTAGCAAGTCTCCACTCAACCCATTTTGGATTATTAGATTTAACTCTATTTATTAAAGTAGATATATACACATTTTCGTTTTTTGCTGCAAAGTTTTTTGAAGAATAGTACGCTCCATTTATTACAACGGGAAGACTTAGATGAGTAGTAGCTGCTCGTTTGTTGGCTTTAGTTTTTTCGCTGTGAGGAGGAAGCTTTTTACCTTTATGTGCAGCCCCAATCTTTGCTTTAGTTTCCTCTGAAGTGACCTTACCTTTATTAAAAGCGCTGATTTTTGCTCTGGCTTCTGCGCCATGTGTTTTTCCTTTGTGTGATTCGCTGAGTTTAGCTTTCATCTCTTTTGTAAAATTGACTCCCCCTCTACCTCCAAGACATATATTATAGGTATCTTCACGGTCAACAAAAGCTTGGTTTACTAGCTCGGCTTCTGCTTTATAAACGTCCTCGCAACAACTAAACTCTGCTAAAGTCTTTCTCGCAAAGTTCTTTGTGCCATATTTTTTAATGGCTGCTCTTAACCTGTCGCCACTACCCAAATACTGTCTGGAACGTGGAGTGTCAGCAACTTTATGCACTCCCACGTAAATTTTAGAATTGCAAACGTTCGTCGTCTGATACAAAATCCAAGTCTCAGCCATTGCACATAACCATCCTTTCATGTATAATAAATACAGTATAACATATAAAAAACATAAACAATGAGCAATATCGACAAAAGTAAAAGGTTTAATGCTGTTGTATCTGAAAAACGCATGGACAAACTGAAAAAATACGCCGACTCCCGCCAGAAAAAGATGACCTGCCTTTTTGAAGACTGGATTGATTCTCTCCCCAACGTAGAATAATGCCCGATTTCACATTTCCTCTAGTATCGGGTCACGAATTTCTTGCTCCTCGTAACAAAGTGGGCAAGCCATTTTCCACATTATTCATCGCGGAGAACAATGACGCTCATTTTTTCTTGAACGGCACGTATGATAAACACTTCCCGCTCTATTCCCTTACCAACATCGTCGGCGCGTCAACCTCGTACCGTCCAAAAATCTCACTTATAAATCGTCTCGGCACTGAAACTCAACTCACAGGCTCCGTCACACCCCAAATTTTTAAAGAAAAAATCAACCGCCGAGAAGTGGGTCGAAAAAGTGAAATCCATCCAACATTAGGCAATCAGGGGCTTGCCCTCAATCGCATCTATTACAGAGAGTTCTTAATACCCAAGCTTGACCCTCGATATTCTCTGATTATAGACAGCAAATTCATTACCAACACAATCCAAAAGCCAGCAGAGCAGTTTACCGACCTCGGAGCGACCCCTAGCAGCGTCTTTGAGCCGTTTGCTAAAGGAAGTCTTGTGAAATACTCGAATAAATACTATCGATGCCTAGAAGCCACTAAAACCTACCCCAGCAACAACAATAACTCTTGGCAACAACTACCTGAACGTCAATCAGTGTTTGTAGCTGATATTTACTCGGTTTTTGGCAGCAACGTACAATTTTTGCAAACTTACAGCGAAGACCGCACTTTTCGACCTGAGCAGCAAGATACCTCTCTGGTAGTATGGAATGTTAGCTGTTTTTATGGTTAGATAATAAAAGGCTGAGCCTACGAGGTTTCCGTAGTAAGCCACCAAGGGTGTAGGTACTGGGGAGCTGAACAAGCCTTAATCAAACAACCCCAGCTACCACATCCATAAATTTATTAAGTAAAAAATGAACATCTTATTTACTCTACTAGCTGGTATATCTCTGGCTACAACACTTCTCGCCCTTTACACTTTACTATTATGATTATTTGGATTTTGGCGATTTTGCTCGTATTAGTTACAAGTTTTGCAGTCTGGTTGGTTTGGCAACTTATGAAATTTGTTCCTTGGAGATAATACTTCTTAAGATAGATATACATGCATGTATTTTGTGCTATATTAAAAATAAGCGGAGGAGTGAAACGGTTCATGCTGTCCTCATAAGTCAGAGATAATGTTGGGTTCGACTCCCCATCTCCGCTACCAATTTGCAAGAAGGGTGACTATTGGTAACGTGTCACGGCGGTCTGTAAAACCGCAACATTGAACCGCTTCTAGTTCGATTCTAGATTCTTGCATAACACCCTTTCGAGTGTCTCGGATTTCTTAGTAAAAGTGGCAGTTTCAATACTGCGCTTAGCCGTATAAAGGCTAGGCTCCTACAGATGGTCATGGAAACTAACATTGGTGTTAATGCGGCTTTAGCTCAGCTTGGTAGAGCAGGATTTTTCCAAATTCCGTGTCGAGTGTTCAAATCACTCAAGCCGCTTTCCCTTGTGTAGTTCAGTGGATTAAGAACAAAGAGCTTCTACCTCTTAAGTCGCAAGTTCGAGTCTTGCCACAAGGATTTTCACGCTATAATGAGAAAAACAAGGGGAAATTCTCATGCAATACGCCGCACTCTTAATATTTGTCGCTGTAATCGTTTTTATAGTTACTCCTGCTATCAAAAGGAGTGAAGATAATCCAACTCCTCTAGACTTTCGAGAGATTCAATATAAACTGGGCTTCCCTAAAACTGGTGGTCAAGGTGCTGGAACTCGTTATACTCCTCCTAAACGCAAGCCTCCTGAAAGAACTCAACCTACAGGAAGTCGCGTTGAAGATGAAGTTGTAACCAACCCTGAAAATAAACAAGGGAAAAACTAGTCCAAAAAACCATTGGGGAAGAAAGTTTCGTCCGACACTCCAAATTAATTCTTAATACTAAAAAAATCCTGAAGGAAATAGGCTAGGTTCTTGACTCATTCTCAGTTTCTGCTCTGGATTAGGTGAACGCACAAGTATAGACTCGGTATCACTAGCTGCTATCGGTCTATACCCAATATTGAAACTACTGACGCTACTACCGCCCAAAGCTCCAAGAATTTGCGTATATATTGCTATGTACGCATTTTGTCTATTATTTGGGTTAGTGCTATCAGGAGACGAGAAACTTGGCGCTAAACTAAAACTAGGAGCCGAAGGCACAACAGAATTGTCGTAAAAACGGTCGCCAGACGATGAACTTGACCCTATGCGCTCTGGGTTGACTTGATAGTAGTAACAGCCTTCGTGAGAAAAAAGCGGAGGCATACTATATCTTAAAACAAAGCTAAACTCTCCTCGACGAATAGGGAAGTAGCCAGTCTCAGGATTTGGCGGCGCATCCCAAGTTGTTATAACTTGATTTGGTAATGTTTTGAATAGTTCTCCATAAGGCGCACTACCCTCTACAAATAATGTTGATTTTCTCTCTAAGCCTGTAGCTCTATCAACAAAAAATGTGTATTGATTCTTAGTTAAAGGATATACATCAAGAATTTGCCCATAAGCCCACCAATACTTATATTGCCACTCATAACTGACACCACGTTTACCTACAGAGCTTTTTATTTCGTATGGATGATTTATTTTTCCTTCTGCCGTACCCATATCTAGTCGCAGGAGATTTGCACCTTCTTTTGAAGCTGCAAGTACACCAAAAGGATTAGGTCGAATTACATTTGATTGCTGAGAATACTTTTGTAAACTAAATCTGGCTTGGTCAGTGCCGTAGTCAGGTGATTGACGAGGAGAAAATAAAGTATAGTTAGTATTTCCTACATAAGTCGCATCTGAATTGCAAAACTCAGTAATATTTTTTTCTGTCAGCAACGCAGATTGCCTTGGACGTAATACAAGTTCAAGATTATAATCTGAAATTCTGTTGTGGACTATAACTCCAGTATTTTCCAATAACTTGTCATCATTACTAACAGAGTATCTTCTCCACCTATATCTGAGTACTGATTGACCTCTGCACCAAGTATAGGAATAAGTAGGGGTGACACTGTATGACACAACAGTAAAATTGACACCACTAACAGTTGAGATTTTTTTATAGCGCTCATCACTAGCTGGAGCTGCCCCTTCAATTGGTATTCTGTCTTCTGGGTCAATTACCATACAAGCCCAGATGCCTCCGCCTAAATACCTCAGATTCTCAAGTGAAAAATTGGATTTAAAGCAATCAGGAAGTCCTACAGCATCTAAGTCAAGTTGGTGAATAACTCTCTCGCCGATATTAATTCCATCGTTGAGAGGTGAGATATCAGAATTATCAATGCTAACCAGAGTCCAATCCACCTCTTTAAGTCCGTCTTGTTTGTCTTTGGTAGATTTTACATATGCAATGTGAGCAGACCATCCTTCTCGATTGGATGAATTGGCTGAGACGTATGCGCGTATCTGGGTCTGGTAACTATCACAGAAAAAAGTATAGATTGGTTCATTAGTGCCCCTTAAATCTTCATCGATATATACAGAAAAATAATTAATAAGTTCACCATCAGACTCTGGGAACTTAACAGGTGCTGGGATTGGAAATTTAGCAAGTATGGCGCTTTTTTCGAGGTTGGTTTGAGTTATTCTTAGACGCGAAATCGCCGTGGTTAAGGGAAGTCCCGTAAGTCTACGAACTGTGATGAGTTTGAATAGCGACTCATTCGGTGTCCTTTGCTTATTCCGTTTTTGTACCTTAGTGTCAACCGTTGATTGATTTGAGACTAAAATCCACTCGGAAGTTTGCGAGTCCCTCAGATATACGCGACCCGCATTATCCCTTTTGATGAATCTTCCCATTATTTCTCTACTGCCACTTCAGGTAGAGAATCAATCCAGTCTTCAAAAAGGACTGTCATTTTCCTATCCCTTGACTCAGCATAATTTTTTAGCTTAGTCATACGTTTTTCGGATAATACGGCGTTAAATCTCTTATCTTTACTCATAATTGGTGTCAATGTTATGTTATACTTTCTATTATAGCTTAGAAAGTGATTTTGTACAATGACTGATACTTGGATTCTATATAAAACTACAAATTTGATTAACGGAAAGATTTATGTCGGTGTCCATAAGCTTGCAGACACCTCTAAATCTAGAAATTACATTGGCAGTGGATTATCTTTAAAATCAGCAATAGAAAAATACGGCAAAAAAAATTTTACTAGGGCTACACTTGCGGAATTTAATTCCATTGAAAATGCGTACATTGCTGAAGCTGAGTTAGTAACTCAGGAATTTGTTGACCGTTCTGATACCTATAACATAAGTCTAGGGGGGAGAGGGGGAGGTATTCAAACCCCTGAAATGAGAGCTAAAAATAGTGCCTCCAAAAAAGGTAGGAAATACAGCGAAGAACACAGAAAAAAGATGAGTGACTACCAAAAAAGTCGTAGTAAAGAAGATAGGGCTAAGGTTGGAGCTACTCAAAAAGGAAAAATTATTAGCCTAGAAACAAGAGCGAAAATCGGTGCTGCTAGCAGAGGTAGGAAACATACGCCCGAATCAAAAGCAAAAATGAGTATTGCACAGTTAGGTAATAAAAAAGGACTAGGCAAAACCCACACACCTGAAGCCAGAGCTAAAAATAAGTGCTGCCAACAAAGGTAAGATTGTCAGCGTAGAAACAAGGAAAAAGTTAATCGGGGAAAACAACCCTATGTCTGTGGCTGTTGTGATAAATGGGATATATTATTCAACAAGAAAATTTGCAGCCGAGGCGGAAAATGTGTCTCCTCCTACTGTATCTAACAGGATTAAAAATATTAAGTCAGAATGGGTCGGGTGGCGTTTTGCTACAGAAGCAGAAATAGCTAGTTTTTCGGCAAGGGAAGTTGCGGAGGTTCAAAAGTTGTCGGATAACGTTGAACACCATACGTGATTCTGAACGATTGAATATGCCCTTGAAAATTAGTAATAGCATAGCCAATATTCAAAGTTTCTGCCCAATCCATGTTAGTATTCTTTAATTTATCGGTCAAAACTCCATCTATATAAAGTTTTGTAGTTTTATTAGTTGCAGAATTAACCAAAGCCAAATGAAACCACTGCTTAGACTCAATTTCAGCAACAGCAGGTTTCGTATACTCTGGATTACCCTTATAGCACCTCAACGTCGCCTCATCATTGAATGCAAAAATCTTAGGACTTGCTGAACCGCCAGAAAGAATGCCTTGCAAAATTGAATCAGAACTATAAGAACCCGACGAAGAGCCACTATCGACCACTATAGGCTCTGGAACATACTCAACCGCATCAACCACATCTCCAATCACCAAATTGTTGCTACGAGTGAATAATCCCGAAACGGCTTGAATACTTGTGTTGAAACTGCTTGATAAAGACGTATAGACCTTATACCCCAGAGCATTCGCCCTTTTCCCCCACTCCACAACAAATCCGTTTGCGCCCTTAATCCTATTTTCTGCCACTTCTGGAGATTCAATCGCTGAAGTACTAGAAACGGACAAACTATTGACATCGCCCACCAGCGTATTGTCAAATCCATCTATCTTTCTGGAAAAATCGCTCGTATTTGAAATGTCCACTAAATAATCGGTAGCTCCATCAACCTCACTCCAACTAATATTGAATGAAGTCGGTGTAACATCTGATGCAGGGCTTGCAACAGGGGCAGAAAGAGAGAATGTGGTTAGTGAAGACAAATAGATGTAAAACTCGATGCAATAGTCCTGATTGGCGCTCAGTGGCTGCTGAAGATTTGCAACAATACTGGAACCTTGACCATTAAACCGCATAGACTTCAATAAGCCTGTAGGGTACTCATCTGCAACTACATCGACATTATTAACTGCAAGTGTTACCTCATGTTGACTCTCATCAACAATATTTGTCTCTGTGGGTTGAAGCAGCAGTAACGTGTTGCCCCAATATGGGTCTGGAATATAGTCAGGAACCACAGCAGTCCTAGTCAACGTGTTGGAGGCTTGATTAGGTGTTCCAATTGCAGAATTGACAGAATTAGCCAAAACTGCTAAGCTAAAATCTCCGCTTGCGTTAGCTTGCACTTCAAAATTGAAAACGTTGTTATTACTTGCTTTTATTAATCCTCCTACAACACAGTTAGTGAGAGTGAGGGCATCAAGCCCGAACGCTGGAGCATCTTTGTTTAGTGTAGCTGTTGCATAGAGCTTATAACTGTTGTCATTGGGCTGCGTAGTCGATAAAACAATAGTAAATGGACTATTCTCTATGAATACTGAAGTTCCATTTGTCGTCGATGTGAAATTTTTGTTCGGTAAGCTTGGCTCATCATGAATAACAATGTTGAAATACACTTGTTGGTCAATAGTCTCGTTGACGAGAAGAGTAGCAACATAGGTATTGTATTGGGTGTTAGTAACCGTTGCAGTCTTACCTAAAATCGTTACTACAGGCAAATTTGTAAGCTCGATAATACTATTGAAGGTCAAAGACAGTGTATTGCCATTAATAGCTTTATTCGGTACATTGTTATCCGATACTATTGAAATATAGTCAAGCAGTTCGCTAACATCGAGAATATTTGTAACTGTACTATAAGGAATCAAAGGCACATCATGTTGGTAGGCTGTATAAAGTGCCTTTCCTACTGTTAGCCGTACATTCGACAGAAAATAAGGTGCTTGGGTAACGCGATTTTCGTAATAACCTACTTTGAGCGTTCCACTGGAAATATTGATGATTGTTGATGATTGTACAAGCCCAATACGAACTCCATTGCGGTAGAAGCGATAAATATTTCCTTTCTTAGTGATTGCAAAGTGGGGAAACTTCTGCTGCAAAGTGTATGCACCATTTTCGTATGCAGGATAAATCGGTGTAGCTCCTGAAAAGATGTCAGACTCACGCAAAACAATTGTTGAGAATAAGTTTGTAGCTTGGTCGATGCTGCGAACTATCTGAATATTTCCATTCACAGCCAGAATTGCAAAGCCTGTACCTGCTTTCTCGACAGAAAAGAGATGTGTTGTGTTCTGGGGGCTAAAAGTATTGCCCCGATAATGAAACTCAATAGTCCAATCACCATTCATCACCAAAGAAGAGCCTTGACCAATCGCTTCAAAGTTCTCATACGTCAATCCAGACTGCTCTAATTGAGGCACTACGGCAAGAGACGAGCTTGTACCTATAGGGAAGACTGTTGGGCTAAAAAGCGTGTTGTTGGGGATAATTTCGTCGAGCTGGTACGCATTAGGAGAAACATCGTAGAATGTGGTCGATAAATCGAGTGGCAACTGCAAGATTGGGAAAGATTCTGCATAAACTCGCGCCAACAGATTGCTTTTTGAGGAGCTTATGTCTCCGTCAGTGATACCAGCACCTTCAAGTGCTTGAACATACACCACACCTTGTTTTTCGGGCGTAACATTGAATTGGTAAGTCTGTTTGATTTCATCGATAAGAATCAGGTTAGAAAGGACTCCATTACTTACCCCAACTTTAGTGCTATCGAATGTCTCGATAGCTGCATTCCAAGTTAAGGTACAAGTAAAGGTTTCGTTGATATAAGGGCTTGAGCCACTAGTAATTGTAGGTATAGGGGCGTTTTTATTAATAACGTAAAATTGACCTTGGAAACTTAGTTCACCAGTGTAGTTTGATATAAGGGTAGGGACACCTTTATATCTCACTGTTCGCCTATCTACAAAATTAAGTCCTAACTTACCATTTCCAGTGCCAGTAGCAGCCGTAACAACATATTCCAGCTCATTGTTCTTAACAAGCGAAACAAGCGAAGCACCAGATACACCCTCTATCTGAGTAAGGCTAAAATCAGCCAGAACTAAGCTATCAACCGCTTGCGCCACGTAAACATACCATTGACAAGTACCTGTGCTGATAGAGGGATTGTTGACCACAGGAACTATCGCTAGGATACGTGCTTTGGGGTGTGTGAGTACACCTGTAGTCGTTGGAAGTGGTTGTAAGCAATGGTGGTAGAAATAATCGTTTGGCAACGCAGTACTTACAAATCGAGCTGCGTTGGTTACGCGCAAACCCTTAACTCCAAGACTCCTCTTAGAGGAATTGTTGGAAGATACCCAAGGCGTATACAAATTACCAAAATTAAGCTCTAACTTACCACTCTCTTGATATAACGTACCAGAATATGCGACAGTCTTTACTAAAACGCCGTTTACATAAAAATAAAGATTATTCTCTTCTCTGGATACTGCAAAATGCGTGTTTGGCTCAGAAAAAGGAGAAGCAATAGCTAATGTGCTTGTGGTTATGTTAGAGGTAATAGTAGAATTATGATAAAAAACAATATCTGAGCTTGGCAAGTAATAATTTGTAGTTGGATAAGTTGGATTGACTCTATTGTTTGTCTCAGAGGAAAAACTACGCCAATTTATACCATCTTCACTGACACTAAAGCTGATGTAGGGAGCAATTCGTGCAAAACCACCTTGCCCAGCATAGTCGGCATAAAAATTGAAATCGATACTAGCAACTAGCTTCCCATTTGAAGTCAGCTTAAGTAGATTAACTTTTTCAACACCTTCAGTATTAGAAAGATTGTTTGATAACCAGTCCAACAATGTTTTAGCTATAGTAAGGGGTGCATTGTTCTCAAAAAGCCCTAGATAAAGTTCAAGAGTCCATGTTGAAGTAGATAAATTGGCAGCAATCTGTTCTGAGACGTATGTTGTGTTGCCATCGAGTTCTAGAAATCCCGTATTAAAATTCGGAGTATCTTGGCGCAGGGTTGGATTAGCTAGTCTTTTTAAGTTAGCGGCGTAGTTGTAAGCATCAAATTGCAGGGGAAAATTAAAAAGTGTGTTGGCATAACTGGGGTCAACGCGATTACTTACTGTACTAGCTGGGAACTGCGAAGCCGCCGAATAGAAAGAAGAAGGGTATCGGGCAATGCCTTTGGTGATACGAAAATTACTAACCGTACCACTGAAGCTGCTATCAATCAAGTTTGTATTTTTATCTGAGCTATGCAACAAAGAAGCACCAATACTAAGCCTATTTTTTTCTGTATCGGCGTTAGCCGCCTGAGTTAGTGTCAGGTCAAAACTGCAAGAATAAGAATTTGTCTGAAGTTGATTAATAAAAACACGTAACTCGGAACCAATACGTTCAATTGCAATCTTGTAGTTAGTGTTAACAATGATTGGTGTGTTGTTTAGCTTAAATGTCGTACCTTTGGCTGCAAAGTAGAGGTCTGTATTGACAAGAAATAGTCCATAGCCTTTATTGTCTGTCAAAACTGGAGGAACCGCAGGAGCGAAGCCGTTCCAAGATAGATTACTACCGACAGTGAAAATTGTTTGTACTGGGTAAATCGTAGATGCAGAAAAAGAAATTTCAACAGTAAAATTGCCTGTACCTAGTGAAAAACCTTCCGACCAGCCACTTAGTTGTACGTCAGCGTAAGTTGGTTTAACAGATGAAACATTTTGCCCTAAATTAAGCTCAGCAGCTCGATTGATGCGGTTGAGGTTATTTGGAATGTATAGCCCATTAGAATCGTAGGTTATGGCTGACTCAGTGTTTGTGCCAGTGTAATTTTTTACATGACGTTGGTAGCGCGAGTAATCGCGACTGAAAGGTAGCCCTCGACTGTTATCGTTTGGGTTGCCTGAGATGAGCAAGATAACATCGTTGAAATATACGTCCTCAACCACAGAGTTCGTGGCATCGGCACTTGCTAAGTATTTTGCGAGAGTCTTTCCTTCCATCGTTCCCTACCTTCCTTTTCTGTCTGCGAACGCCAGTGAGCTACCCTGCATCAGTAGTAGCAATCTTACCACGCTTCTTTACTATTCCAGCACTATCTTTCCGAGCTGAAAAAAGGATGATGTCAGACTTCCCATTCCCAGAAAGTATGGGAGTTGTTCCGCTAGGGAATAAAATACTACTGTCAAACGCCACTGCACCTGTATTCTGCACTAATTCGACTATGAGTGCCTTAGTTTGGTTATTAACTAACGTAGCAGTAAAATTGATGTTGGTAATAGTGTTGCTGATATCAGTTGGAGGGCACTTCAGAATCAAATAGTCGTAATCAGCATCAAGGTCAATTGTATAGTTCGTCGGTGAGTTAATTGTCACTGTGTTGGTCTTAATTTGGTCGCCAAGAGCCGTTATCACTTCGTTAGATAGTTTCGCTAGTCCAACACTTCCATCGGGCAGTGCGGGGTCAAAAATTACCCACCTACCAGTTGTCGGATTAGTGTTAGGAATAAGAACTGTGTCGCCATTGTCGGACGCAGTGGATGCTGCATCGAACCTATAAGGTCTGTTGACCGAATTGACCAGTCGTACTTGTCCAGACTTGTATTGCACCGAGTTAAGGCTCTTCAGAGCCGCAATGTTGTCCACTGGCGCGTCCCAGAAAAGAAGGTCTTGTAAGAGGGAGTAGTTGACCAGCTTGGGGTAGATACTGATGAAACTTTGTGCCGATACTCCGTCTAGAAGTTGAGACGTAGGCGACACTTCTATTACTACAGCCGAACCGTTGGGGATGCCCTTGTTGAATGAAATATCTAGTGTTGGGTACTCTTGGATTACTCCGAGGTTATCGATTCCAGTCGTATCCAAAACGAATGAAGTGAGATTGATGTAACCGATTATCTTGACACCAAATACGAGCCTGATAGCTGGGTCAGAGGTATATTCGCTTAAATTGAGGCGCAAGCCCGTCAAAGTACCGCCAGTGTCGTTCACAATCCAATATTTGATAGGTACTGGTATGGAATTGATGTTTTCAAGTGGGGCAACGAGTAGTGTCTCTTGGTCTGCACTGATTACATCAATTTCGGCTAATGAAGTGGTTTCGTATAGGCTTGCTTCCCTTGTCTTGAACCAGCGCCCGCTATTGTGCGCTAACACGGTAATATTGTCTACGGGAGATACTGAACCGCTAATAAATTCGTACACAAAACCCGACCCGTTGAGAAGTACCCTAAAGCCAGTTAATAGACCTGTGAGGGCGCTGATGTCTGCGGAGTTAGAATAGCTCGTCGGACTGTTTAAAGTGGCGTTAGCGGTGATTACTACGTCAGCAGGAGTGATTGGGGTAATGTAGTCTGCGGCAAAGTGATTGAACTTGTAGATAATACGGCTTGTGGCATAATCGTTTGTGGTGCTGACGCTGATGAGGGTTTCGTGGATGTCTTCATATTGCAAAGTTACAAAATTGCTTGCGTCGATTGTTACGCTACCGTTTGCTCCTACAACAAGAGATTTTACGGGTGACGGGCTAGTATACCCAGCACGATTTCTGCGAACCAACCAGAAAAAATAAGTATTGGCTGCGATGCTCCCACCCGTTGAAGCGGTGATGGTCGGTACAGGAGGAGTTTTCGATGCTGCGTAGGTCGTTTTCATTATTTAGTATGGCAGTCTAGGGGTAGGAAATTTCAAAGTAGAATAGGACATATCCACAGGCTCCTCCATCATACCGCCATAACCCTTATAAGGGTCTTTACGATAGCCAAGATATCCTGTAGAGCTTGCCGCAGTGTCTTTAGTTCTTCTGATGTCTGTGAAATCATCCCTATTTAATTTTTTTACTTGCAATTCTTTACTAGGCTCTACAAAATCGTATCTAGAAGAAGTGTCCTCAGAATTTTTCAGTTTTCTATTCACAGGGGGCAATCCAGACTCTCGCCTCATTTGCCTTCTATTTTCCCCTCTCGTAATATAAGGAAAAGCATCTTCATAATCAAAAAAGACATCTTTATCTTGTATATCAGGGTTTTCAGTGTAGAAATCTCTTTTTCTGCCAGTATTTCTAGTATTTTTTATATTCTGGTTTACGCTTCGCTTAGTTTCTCCAGCTACTACATTTTTTAATTCGGCTGAAGAAGTCTCTTGTGCTAATGACCCTAAAGAACCTCTATTGCCAGATTTTATTTCATTTAAGCGCTTTAGTTGCTTATTAGCTGTTTTGACGTAGCCGAAATTCGCAAAGTGTTCCATATTACTTAGTCCATCTCCCACCTAATCTACTGGTATATGAATTTATTGCAGATAACTCTTCTCTTGGAATAGCTTCTTCCATCATCCCTCCAAGACCTTTGTACGGGTCATTCTGAAATCCTAGATACCCTGAATCTGAAGCCGCAGAGTCTCTTGTTTTACGAATTTCTGACCAGTTATTTTTTGTAGCTTGGTTAGGTTCTAAACCGCGATATTGTATCTGTTTTTTGCTGCTAATAGGCACAGATAATGGGTCAACTCTAAGTTTTCTCAAGGCTCTAGTGTCTTTTTGTACTCCAGACATTAACTTAGACATATAGTTGAGATTACCAGCTTTTTCTTCTGGAAACTGATAATTAAGTTGAGCTATATCCTGACTATATTTAGTAGGTCTGTGGTCAAACTCGTTTAATCTTTTTAGTTGCTTGTTAGCTTGTTTAATGTAACCAAAATTTGCAAAGTGTTGCATAGTTTTATTTAAGAATGTTTGTAGAAGTTGTTGGCTGCGCGATGTTGAAAGTGAACGTTTCACTACCCTGCGTGAGTTTTACACGATTTCCTTCTTGAACGACTCGTGGAATTACATTTTGTAAACCTTGTTTGATGTCGGCTAGTGCTTGTGTGTAGTCTTGTGTCATTGTAAGCTACCTCCCCGCATATCGTATCTATTAACTCCTCTATTGTTTATAGTACCATCTTTATTTTTATTAATAATTCTAGGATTTTCTAGCCGCTTCGCAATAATTTTCTGAGTTTGGGGACTATTAGCATTGTAACCTACCCTATAAGTCTGTAATGGGTCTTCTACATAAGATTTAGATTGTCTTTTGCCTCTAATAAATGCACCTTCAGCATCATTCAATTTACTTTTAACGTATTCATAAGGAGATTGACTAGCTAAACTTTGCTTATTTTTATTGACTGCACCTCTATACCACTCATCATAAGC